CGTGTTCATTATAGCTTGCCCCATACTTACCGCCTTATTGATGTTGAACGCTCTTCTTTGTGCTTCTTCGTTATCTCCCGCAAAAGATGTTATTAACTCTCCTATTGCTCCGAGTGCATCGGAAGCCATTTGTAACTGCTTATCTCTTTTTTCTTGTTCGTCTAGAATTTCTTTCTCGTCCGCTTCTTTTTTCTTTGCGTCTAATTCCGCTTGTTTAGCATCTTTCTCAGCTTGGTACTTATCTTCTATTGCTTTTATATCGGCTTGTTGTTGTTCGGTTAATGCCTTTTCTAGTTCAGCGTTACCCTCTGCTAGTGCATACTTTGCTTCATACGCTTCTACAAGTTCTGCTATTTCGTTTTCTTTAGCCGTATTCCTTATCTCTTGAAGCATCTTATATTGTTGGTCTTCAAGTTCTATTTGCTTTAATATTTCCTCTTCTTTTATTCTCGCTAATTCATCGTTTAACTGCTTCTCTTCCTCTAGTCGTTGTTTAGCCGACTCCTTATACATTTCACGCTTTTCGGTTTCTTTCTCGGCGTTGAAAACCTCTAAATCTACCCTAGCACTCTGTAACGTTTGGTAAGTCTCCTTAGTAGTTTCTATTTGAGTGCGTAAGGCATCTAAAGCGTTCTTCTTAGTTTCTTCGTCTAATTGTCCTAGTGCTGCCTTAGCTAGTATCTCATCACGTAAAGCAAATGCTTTCTGCTTTTGTAATGCTAGTTCTTTTTCAGCAGATTCAATAATGAACTTTAACTTCTTACGTTCTATCTTTTCTATCTCCTGTTTAGATTTACCCTCTGCTTGTGCTAATCTTATAGCATCATCAAATTTCTTAGTCTCTATGCCGTTCGCACTCTTTAACGCTTGTATTTCGGCTTCAATAGATCGTAACTTGTCCTGAGATACTTTTAATTGTTCCGTTGCTAGTTTCTTAGTTTCTTTTAGTTGTTCTATGTTCTTTTGTTGAGCGGGTAATAAATCGCCTACTACAGTTAAACTAAAGTCCTCTAATAACTTCTTGTACTTATCCCAGTTCGCTATTAACTCTCCTAGTAAAACAATAATAGCACCGATACCCGTACCGATTAACGCTTTCTTAAACGTGCTTAATGCCTTAACCGAAGAAAGAGTATTTTTACTAAATAACTTAACACTAGAAGCTAAACCTCTAAAACTTGGTATCGCTTCACGTATGCCCTGAAAGCCTTGAGAGATAGCCATAGCAGATTGCACCTTTAGTAGTGCCTCTTCTACTTGTGAACTTTCTACACCGAAAGTAGCCATAGCACCCTGAGCAAGTTCAAAACCACTCGCTAAACCACCGATAGCACCGCCTACTTTTTGGGCAGCAGTTTGGCTCATTCCATCCAATACCATATCGGTATCTATGATTACTTTTTTCATTCGAGCGACCTCTTCGCTCATTTCAACAAACTGTCTAGAAGAAGTATCTCCAGCAGCAGCCATCTCGTAAAGGCGATCTTCTAATTCTCCGATAGCAAAATTCAAAGGTTGTACGCCCTCGCCGTAAACGTCCTCTAAAGTACCGCCGAACTTATTTAATGCCTTTTGTGCCTCAGTAGCATCTAAGTTTAACTCTATTGTTTTTTCGATTGCCATTTTTTAATTCTTTGCTTTTGTTTAACTAGCCCGTTTACCGTTTCCTCTAGCTTATATCTTCCTTTTGCGAACTCTATAAATTCTCCTTCATTATAAAACTCGTCTATCTCTAATAACTTTAATACTAGTTCGATCATACCTTTATTCTATTTGCATCTTCCGTTAATAAATAACCACCATCCTCAGTAAGTAAGAAACCGCTTGTACTATCCTGAATAATGTATATCTTTTCCTCTTCCGTTGTGCCGTTAGGTCTATAATACGTCAACGTAAATTCAGCCGTTCTACTACTTCCCGTTGTATTTTCTCTTATGTTAAATTCTACGATTCTTTCATTTGTAAAAGTGAACGGAGTAACTACGCTAGGCGTAACAAATGGAGAAGAACCCGATAAAACAATAGTACCTCCTAAATGTGGCTTAATTGGCTTTATAGGAACGCTTATAACATCGCCCGTACTTGGAATAGTAGGTATTACTATTTTTCTTCTGCTTTTAATCCAATCGCTTATCAAAACTAACTCAACTTCTCCAGTAGTTAAGTTGGTACGCATATCGTTAATTCTATACTTCTTATCTCGAATTATTATAGCATCGTCTAACGACAAGTAATTTAGTAGGCGTAATGGTAGAATAGTTTTAACCGTTACTATTCGTGTTTTATCACTAAATAAATTCTTTAAGTAAGGTAGATAGTATGTAATGTAAAGTGAATTACTTACACCGTTCAAAGTAAGTGAACTTATCTCCTCGTTAAAGTTTATAGAATAGTCCTCAGTATTATAAACTATCTCCTGCCCGAAAGGAACGTAACTCGTTATGTTTTGTGGCGTTGTACCATCATCTACGTAAAAGCTAACGTTAGTAGTTTGTTCATTATACAAGTATAACATTACAGGATTAGGAACGTACGGTTTGTAATCAGGTGCTTTAGTAAGTGAATAACCTACTTGTAAATTAGTGTTTTCAAATTTGTTAAATAGTAACGTTTCAAAAGGTAACTCTATCTTGAAATCACCACCATCATAACCAAAATACTCACGTAATGAACCGTAAGGCTTATTATTTATTTCTAAGTAAGCCTCATTCATAAACGATTTACTCTCCTTATACTTAAACTCTATTTCTTTGTATAGCTTCGGACGATCTACTTTTATAGAATCCATATCTACGTAAGGCGTAATATTTAATTCATCGCCCATAGCGTACCAAGTCTCTAAAGGTTCAATCTGAAAGTTAAACTCATCATCTAAAGGATAGCAAGTTAGATTAAACATCTTTAACACTCCTGAGAAGTATTCACTTACTAGAATATCGGGAGCAGTTAGATTAAAGTTTATGTAATCAAAATTAATTACAACAGAAGATACGTTATCTATGTGTGAATAATCTAGAGTAGCGGGTATTGGGTTGGGTACATCTTGTTCTAAGTAAAAAAGCGTATAAATATAGTCTATTTGAAAATCAAAAGTAAAGCCGCCAACAGAACGTACCTTAAAAGTATAAACATCATTTAAACCGAATACATTAGGGATTGCACAAGCTAAATCACTAGAAGTAAAAAAGGTGTTACCAGTTGCTTGATGCGAATTTATTAATACTCCATTTTTATAAGTATCTACCCAATAAGTGTCACTAGAAGAAACGTTACCCACGTATATTTCTACTCTATGAGTACCCGCACCATTTTGCCCTGCGTAACCAACAGGAAGAGGAGTAAACGAAAAGTAATCAATGTATTGAATGTTTACTTGATTTACCGTATTTACTATCGGATAAGTTGAGTCACTAGAAGAAGCAGTACTAGTAAGGTCAAATTCTAACGGAGTTCCCTCCGTAGGGAATACCGCGTTATCTTTATTCTTCCACCAAGTATAAAGTTTCTTAAATCTTTGATCGTCTAAAAAGTTTCCATTAAAGGAAACCCCGTATGTATCTTCTATCGCCTCAAATACTTTTGCTACACGAACCGCAGGAAATAAATCGGTGTAATCTATCGCTTGTGTTGAGTTGGAAATATCGCCTACTCCCGAAGTACCATACTGCCAAACTGTCTCACTACTAATCAAGGGGAAGCGAACATCTAGTAAAGCCGTACTTGTAATAGTGTTTATAATATCAGTAGCATCTATCTCAAATTGTAAGTTATAATCTAAGTCTCTTAGCTTATCATCTCCGAACAAGTCTTTTAACGTTACTACATCGCCGTAAAAAGTAATCTTATAACTTTGTGCCTCGCCCTTTATTAGTTCCGCTCCCTCTAGTTGTATCTTACCTCTTCTAAATGGTGTGTAGTTAATTTCTATTCTTGCGGGTTGCCTCTCTTTTGCTACAAATCCATCTAAATCGTTATTATAGTAGTGCTTAAATATTGCATTATTAGTAGGAGAAGCGGGAACGGTAAACGTTTGGCTAAAGTCGGTGTAAACCTTGCTTATATCCGTTATGTTCTGAACACTACTAGTTACCTGTATTTGTTCATCATCGAATAAATCTAAACGCTCATCATTTATGTATAGTTGTACCGATCTCATTAGATAACGTAGTTTCTTTGTTCGTGTGAGTATTCAAATTCTAACTCATAGTTAATTAACTTCTTCGTGATATGCTCCTGAAGTTCTACCGACTGAGTTCTTAGCTTTACGGGTTCATCATCTATTAATATTTTTTCGCTTAATAGAAGTTGCTTCATTACGTTTTTATAACTCTCAGGAACGAAGCCAGTATTACCCTTAATACTTCTTATTGCATTTCGGTTAAATGTTTGTCTACGGTTATCTTGAACGTTGTAATCTAAATCGCTTGGCATTAAATTAAACTCCGTTCCGCTAGCTTCGAAGTTTTGTCTACTCGCCTTGAATAAAATTAGCCTTTGCCAACTTCCGTACTTGTTTACGAAATCACATTTTAAAGGTGTGTACTTAGGTTCGCATACCTCCTCAAAAGTAAACGTCTTTTGTAGTACCGAGTTTTTGAATATCTCTAAAGTATTTCCCTCGCCTTGATAGGTTGGATGTATGTAAGGAATATAATTATAGTCGGCATCTAAAGTGAAAGTAGTAGTGCCTCCCGTACTTAACCCCGTGTATGTAGCCTCCCAAGTATCTATACCATCATCGTAATAGTATAAACCACCACTATTAACGTTTTCTTGAATATAATAAGTACCCTCATCTAAAAAGACGCTTCCGTTATCGGGGTTGTAACCATCCTCGTAATATCCGAAACCATCGAACGCTACAAAGTAGTTATTGTTTACTAGTGCCGTTCCGTTTATCTTACGAACGATCATACAATAACAGAACTCCTCACTATCTCCAGTAGTCATCGCCGTTACCTCATTATATGAAGTGTGCTTTATGAACTCCCGACAATAAGGCGAAACATCATAGTTAACCGTAAGTACGTTCGGACTTGGTATAGGTTTACTTAAAGTGTAGGTAGGAGAAGAAGGTATAGAACCGCCGTGATTCCATAAATAAACGTCTATGCTAGTAGTATCTCCGTTCGTTGCCGTTATGCTTATAAAGCGTGGACTTCTTACAAATATCTCTTCGTATGCCATTATTCAAATGTGTTTTTTAATGTGTATTCTAAGAACTCCTCTACATCTAATCCGTAAGAGAGTAGCAATGCTTCAGGTAGTTTCTTAAATTCCTTTTCAAATGGTTTAGTAAAAAATAAAGTAGGCTTAATTCCTTTCTTGAATATTGAACGTGCGATTAAGTAAGTTAAACTCTTTCTACTTAGAAACTTTCCGCCCTCATCTCTAGGTGCTATCCCCTTTCGTATTACCCACTTATCGAAAGCCTTTGGAGGAGGCATCTTATTAGTGTATGAGTAAGGCGTATTGTACTTTCTATTCTTACCACTTACTCCCTTATCTTGATAGTTCCCGTATTCATTCATTAAGAACTCTAAAGAGAAACTATTTTTACTTACGTTAAGACGAGAAGTTAACGACTTAGCAAGATCGCCCGAAGCACTATGTTTTTGAGCGTTCTGCCGTGCCTGTTTTATCACTTGCCTACGGAAAGCCTCTAAACTCTTTTTAGTTTCCTCGTTTAACATATTGTCATTCTATTAGGTACTAGAACATCGAACGTAATCGCCCACCCCGCTAAGTAATTCTCGAAGCGTTCGGTAAAAGGCTCAAAGGTTGGATTACCATCTAACGTAAATCGCTTCTTATTCTCTCCCCTCTCAAATACTTCTAACATTCTTAAACCTACCGCTAACTGGGTGTTAAGTACATCTTGTTCGTTATCGTTTCCTCTAAATACATCCGTAGTCTCGTCCGAAGTTTTATCTACTATATCCATACACATAACCGTAACGTTAAATCTTAAGGCGTGTCCTTCCTTAGTTACTTGATTTACTATTATGTGAGATAAAGGAAAAATAGTTTGCTTTCCTAAATCTATCTCGAATATATCTCCTTCGGTTACCGTATTAACAAAAGCGTCTAACTCTAGTTGGTCTTTTATCGTAGTGGTTATGTTATAGAACTCCATTTTTGTAACTCTTTCTTATTAGTTTATTCTCTAGCGTCTGCTTTTGTGATTCATAGGTTAAGTATGTAAGTGCCGTTGCCAATCTAAGTTTAGTAATTTCATCGAATCGCCTAACGTCTCCCTGAGCAAGTTGATAGATTGTAGAATACCATCCCCATTGTTTATTAAATTGGCTTTGTTCTGAGAAGTCTCCTTTTCTATCATCTCCATCTGTTTCGCTAAATAAAGTGGGATAGCTTTCAGTAACTCTATTCCTAAATGATAAAAAAAAACCATCGCACCCATAGCACACGATAACGGCATTAACTTCATTAACTCAGAATATTTATCCGAACTTTCATACTCCTCTATTATGTAATTACCGTTTTTAGTCTTTATGATAGGGCGAAATAAAACCGCCATAGCCTTGTGCATCTTATCCCAATCGCTTATGTAGTTATCTAAGTCTACATATTCGCCGTAAGTCATCTCCTCCAAACTAGGAATAAAGCCGAACGATTTACCATCTATTGTAAACTTTGGAATAAACGGATAATCATTCTTAAACATACCGTCTAAGATCGTGCTAAACTCTTCGACATCAGCACGAGAAAAAGCCTTTACTAATTCCTCGTCTACTTTGCAGAATACCGAAACCATTTTAGTTTTTAAGTCGTTACCCTCTAATCCTTCCGAAACTTTTAGGAAGTGTTGGTATTGTGCTAAACTAATCTCGCTTAAGTTTGTAGGTACTATAATACGTCCTTTCATATCTATTTTACGTTAAAATTAAAATTCGTTCGGGTGCTTTACTTAATAAAGTATTCTCCTCTAGTTGGGTTATCTAGTTGGTAGCTTACGGCATACCTAATAGCGTCTATCGCGTGGTTAAAGTCATCTACTGGAGTACTACTCTTTCTTTCTAACCAACAATAGTTATTTAGTTCCTTTATTAGTTCGGTACTATCGGGGTGTATAACTAAATCGTAATCTTGCATTATGCTTATACCATAGGTTACCGAACCTTGCCCCTTTATAGTTGGTAAGATGTTATTACCCTTTGCTTTTAGTTCGCTTATTAAACGTGGCTCTGCTGAGTCGGCAATGATTAAACCATCTTTCGCTATACGTGTGTTTAGTTCGGATATTTGCGTAGTAGTTAGGTTTGGCTTATAGTAATGTAACTTAAGGTATATCTTTTTACTAGCCTTATCTATGTTCGTTTCTACTAAGGTTGTAGGATCAACACTAAAACCGAAATCTTGCCCGAAGACCGATTTACCTACGTGCTTAAACTCGCCTATACTCCAATTCTCGAATATAACGCCCTCCGCTTTATCTAGCCAACCTCCGAGTATTTGGTGCTTATACTTCTTTGGTCTACGCTTCCTAATATCATCTATTTGATTTAGGTAACTCTCTGAGAGGTTGTTTATATTGTCTAAGTAGGTAGTATGTATGTATGTAGTATCTCCTCTAGTTTCATTAACTCCCTCGTTTACTCCCTTTGCTTCAAAGAAACGTTGGTAAATAAAATGCTCTTTCGTAGTCGGGTTAAGTATAAGTATTACCCTATTCTGTAAACCTTTTTGCCTTACCGATAAATCAATAGTATCAAATATAGTCTCGTCTACTAGTTCCTCAGCTTCATCTAGTACCCACGTTGTAACGCCTTGTAACGATTTAAGGTTGGCTACCTGATTACCCGAACTAGTTTTAATACCTCGAAAGAGTATTTTACTTCCCGTTCGTTTATTTATTACTTCATCTTTAGTAATATTGAAATCGTTTCCTCTATCAAGAAGTTCAATCTTCTCAATGAACTCAGGAATGATTGAGATCGACGCTGACCGTAGCGTGTACCGAGTAAACAATATAGTATGACCGCTTTCGTAAGTAAGTAACAAAAGTAAGGTGTTAATAGCAAAAGACTTCCCAGAGCCTCTACCGCCCGTAACAATGTAATAACGACTTTCATCTTGTAATGTTAAATATTTATCATTTATCTCCACGAATAGAGTTAATTAGTTCCTTGAAATTTATACCGCCTTCTACTTGTGCGTTTAAATCTAAACTTTCTTTTGGTTTTCCTAGCGTGTACTCTAAAACCATCTGCATCGCTTTTAAACGGTCTTTATCTTCGCTTAGAGCGACTTTTACCGCTTGGCTAAGTAAAGCCTTCACATCATCATAAGAAACCGCCTCAGAGATAGCCTTTCTATATTCGTTCTTTCTCTTGTCTATTCCTTTTGCTTTGGTGCTATGCCCTCCGTTTTCTTTTCTCTTATCCATAATTAATAGAAATTAACTTTTAATTATTTTAGCCTCGTTTATGTTTAGTAGGGTTACTATCTTTTCTACTTTTCTATTGTCTTTAAATTCAGTAGTTTTTTTGTATTTCCCTTTAACCCATTTTGGTTTTAAGTTGTTTATGTTAAATGAGTATATTCCTTGTGGAGTTTGGTTAATGTAGTATATTTTTGCTTTATCCTTATGCACTATTAACTTATCGTATTTGTGTTTCTCCATTATTAAGTTATCATAGTGTATAGGTCTGCATTTTAATTCTATTATTGCTTTGTGCTTTTTAGAGTAGCAATCGTAGCCACAATATTTACCTGTTGACCTTTCTAAGTCAGGTACAATGTTTTTAAGTATACGATATAACTTATACTCATTCACTATCTATCTGCTTTAGTTTTCTTTGCGCCCACTCTATACCTTCATCTCCTCCCCAAGCTAACCACATTAAACGACCGCATCCATCTCCTAGTTCTTTATTTGAGTTTTGTCTATGTCTTTCAAATGCTGCCATTCTTGCTATGGTATCTCTTGAGATAGCCTCTCCTTTTGCTAGTTGGTTGGCTCTTTGCTTTCCTACTGGAGTGCCACAAGAACCCCATCCATTCTCCTCTGCCCATCTTAAAGCTACCTTAGCGTTTTCACTTGCTGCTTTAGGGTAATCTGAGTAAGATTCTAGTTCTACTAGTTTTTGTCTACATACTGCGTAGCGTTGATCTCTATCGGGAAATTCATTACCCATAGTTTCATCACTCATACATCGTTGTATAAACTCTTTTTCTTTTTCTCCTTTTCTTCTCTTTGGTAGTGGCATTATAGTTTGTTAAATTGTTCTCTAGTAAGTTCTTTTATTTCTACGTCTTTTATGTTGTAGACGAAATCTATTTTTAGCTGATTCGGTAGAGGGTACTTTCTTACTATTTCGTTATAAGTATTTCCGTTTATTTTACTTGGATTCATTTTTATGTGCCAGTACCTTCTCATTAAGCAGACTCGTAAGCCTCTAGATATTTCTTTAATTTATGGATTACTTCTCTAAAACAAGAGGCACAGTTAGTAGGTCTTTGGTTGTATCTTAATACTCTATTATAGATTTTTAATAGTTCAGCTTGTTCGGTAGGTCGTACCGTTATTCTATTCTTGCTAAACCATTCTTTTAGAAAAATGTACTCTTCTTCTTCTAGGCATAGTGGTTTATTAGCGGGGAAGATTTTATTTAACTTCTCTTTTCTTTCATCGCATCCACAATCTTCGCCAACTACCATTTTAACGAGTTTCTTAATTCCCGTTTTTTCCGTGATCGTTTCTACTACATCTCCTAAACCATCAGGTGTAGATTCTTGCTCTTTCTCAAATGAGGCTACCCATTCTTTATACTCTTTAGTTCGCTTGTCTAAAGACTCGTAGTATTCGTTATCTTTTTCTACCATTGTTATGTTCTTTTATTAGTTGCTCTATTACTATTACTCTATCTAGCCAATGCTTTACCAAGACTAAATTAGCGTCCTCTTTTTGCATTTCATTTGCCCACATAATGTAAGCCTTATCTTTTTCGTTCTGTAAGTATGCTTTTATATTCATATTAGTTCGTATTCTCCGTTAAAGTAATCTTCTATATCTTCTCCTATATTTTCTTTTAAACGATCTCCCGCCCTTCTTAACGTGTAGTGTACGCTTCCTAGTTTTATTCCGCTCTCCTCGCTTATGTCACGTTGGGAGTAATCGTTATTCACGTATAAGTTAAACATCTTTGCATCGTACCAATGCCACCCCTTTATCTCTTCTTCTATTTTATCGTATATTTTTTGTAGTGCCGTAACTTTATCAATATTTGATTTATGAGTTAAAGGAATGTCATCTACTGGTACTTTTTCTATGTTCTTCTTTGCTCTATTTAAGTCTACTGCTAACGAACGTAAAATACAATAAACGTAAGTAGTTAACGTTTCTTCTTTTACCGTTCCTCTTTCAATGTACTTATGTAGCTTTAAGTACATCTCCTGAACTATATCCTCAGCATAACTAGTAACGCCAAAAGTGTAAACAACTCTTAACCAATAATCGTGCTTTTTTGCTACTTCTTCTAACATTACTTTTATTATACGTTTTTTATTCTATTTCGTTTAAAGGAGTAGTTAGTATGTAGTCAACGTTTGCCCAATTCAATGTTAACCTTTCTGCCGTATCGTCATTCAAAAACGTTACTCTGTTCCTTAGATCGTCCTCATAGTAATCGTTAAAGAAAAAACGTTTCTCGAATAGTTCACTTCTAGTCTTATAAACTAGTAATTGTATAGGCATTAACTCCTCGTCCATTTGCTTTTTAGTTTCTCAATATACAAAATAGCATCCATTAACTCCTCTTGTAAGTGGTTTAGGAAGTCATCAGCATTATTCTCTTCTAAGGTAGTGCCATACTTCTTAATCCCTACTTCGCTTCTTTGTTGGAACTTCTCTACTACTTGCTTTACTATTTTGTCTTCCATTCTTTTATCTTCTGTTTGTAAATATAGATAATTTCTTTGAGTTCTTCTACTGTGTACTTTGCCGTTCCTTGTGATAGGTTGTTTAAGGTTTCTAGTCTTTCCTTTCCTATTCTCTTCTCGAGTCCTTTCTGATAAGCTATAAGGTTTCCGTGCTTGTGTTGGTTACACGCTACGCATTGGCCGTGTACGTTATCCTCGTTGAACGTTACCGCTTTATGCCCTCCGCTTGAATAGAAATGTCCAGCATCAAACTTGCCCTTTAGAACTGAGCCACACGATATACATTCCTTCCCTGAATCTCTTAACCGTATAAACTCGTTAAATACTTTCTGAGCCTCCTTAGTCCAATCCTGTACGGTCTTTAGTTCCTCCTTTAGTTTCGCCTTTCGTTGCCTCCATTGTTTCTCTTTCGCTACCCTTACCCACTCTTCTACGCACTCAGGTTTTAGGCAGTAGTGTTGTAGTGGTTTGTCAGGTCTAAAATACGATTTACAATTTCGGCACTTTTTACGGTTCATTCTACTTGTTTAAATACTTTGGTTTAATAAATTGTAGTAAGACTTAGCCAATAACTCTTTATCCTCAGCGTCATATTGCAAGTAATCTTCTCCTTGTTCTAAACCAGCAATATAAGCCTCCTTAACAAGTTCCTCACTTTGTTGTTGGTCTTGGGTTAAGAGTTCATCTATCTTTTCAAATATCGCGCTGTCTTTTATCATTATCCTTCCTTCAAATGAAGAGTCCTGAAGATAGTTTTTTAATTCTTCTATTGCTGTCATATCTACTTGTTTAAATACTTTGGTTTAATTACTTCGTTGTAGTGGTCTTCTGCATCTAAATGTAATGCTTTTTCATCTTCTTCTGATAGTGGTGTTTGTTCTTTATTCATATCAATGTATTCATATGCTTTGATTCTTTCCTTTTCTATTTCTTCTTTTGAGAGTAATTTAAATTCTTCTTCTTTACTCATATCTTTTGTTATTTAATTTTATTTAGTAATTCTTGTATTTGTTTTTTTAGTGAAGGATTAACATCATCTAAATCTATATGCAGTAATACTCTATCCAACATATCAACACAAGCATTCAGTTTCTCAGATAGTTTAGTTTTTTCTATCTTCAAAACTTTAACAATATCATCATTGATTTGGTTATAATATGTTATATCTTCTGGTGGTAACTTAAAATCATTATTTTTATCTACAATTAATTCATTATTCATTTTTTCTCGTAAAATGTTAATTATCTTAGTTAATTCTTTTTTATTATAAGGTTTCCATTTGTCAGTAAATGATTTTCTATAATTTAAAATTCCATTAATGACTGTTTCTTCGTGATGTGTATTCATATTATTTTTATTTTACATATTTATATGACTTTAATTTTTCAGTCATCTTTGTTTTGGTTTAATGGTTGTAGACCAACTGTACCAATACTCTTTTCTGTAACTTCAATCCCATAATCTCTCATACAAATAAAATATTCTACACCTTCATCTGTTTTTAGAACAATAGGATTATAAACTTCTTCTAATTCTATTAAGTAATCTTCTCTTATTGTTATTTTACTCATCTTTGTTTTGGTTTTCAATATTGGTCCTTAACTTATCCCATTCACTCAATAGTTTATATGGGTTATAATTCTTAGTTCTATTTTCTACTAACAACTTAGCGACACCTTCATATAATTGATGGTATTTCTTTTTATATTCTTCACTCATCTTTGTTTTGGTTTATATAATTATGTAATCTCTCTAATAGCTCTTCTGATGGTTCAAAATAATGAAATCCACTAACCAAAGGATCATCATAATGTTTAAATTTAAGAACATTCAAAAAGTGTTTATAGTTATATTCTTCTAATGGGTGTTTGATTATTTCGGTTATTTTATATACATCATCACCGTCTTTAATGTTATATACTCTTTTCTCAAAAGTTATTTCCATCTTTGTTTTGGTTTAAAAGTATTGTGTTTTCTTCTAGAAATTTCTTCATATATATTAACTTTCTTCTGATACTAACTTTGTCTGCCTTAAGTAAGCTTAATAAAAAATCATCTAATTCTTCTTTACTCATTTTTGTTTTGGTTTAAAATATACTGTATAGTCTCTTTAATATATGTTATATCAACAAAAGAATCTTTAGATGTCTCATTTATTTCATCCAATATATCCTTAAGAGATTCTATTATATCTTCTTTACTCATCTTTGTTTTGGTTTCTTCTAGTTGGACTATTATACATTCTTTTACTTTTATTATCTCTAGGCATTTTTGTAGCTTTTGTTATTTACGTCAGTATGCTGACTTGGTTTACGTTAATTGTGTCATTATGCTATTTCTTAGCTTATGCTCCTTTATGAATGTTCTTCTTTGTCTTGCTCTTTGCCTAATATACAACTTTTCGCAGAATGTTACAATGTTCTTTCCTTCTGCTTCTGTGAACTCGATAACTCTATCAATTAGGTAAAGTTTGTAACCTACTCCGGTCGGCTTCTCTAACATAGCAAAAGGAATACCCTCTGCTAATACTTCTGCCTGTATTTCGTTAATCTTATTTATCGTGACCATCTTCTAAGTTTTCAATTATATTCTTTGCCTTAAAAAGGTTTTCTATGTGTTCTTGTATTCGCTTAGTGTCCTTTCCTCTGTCATCCATTAAATTCCTTACGTCTATTAAGTACATTAATGCTCCAGTTAGATAGGTGTTTGCATCTCTTAGTTCTTTCATAGTTGTTTATTTAAAAGGGTAATTTATCCCCCTCGTTTTCAAATGTACTAAAATTTTGGTTAAGGCTTATCTGCTCTCCTACTTTTATGTCTACGTCTTTCAATGCACTAATGCCATCAAAATAATATCTATTCTCTTTTCGCTTAAAGTCTATTCCCCAAACATCGCCTGGAATACCTACCAACTTCTGCTTCTTAATTTTCTGACTACCTACTACAACCTCAGTATTCGAAAAGTCTATCGCTCTCTCAGGTCTCCAAACATAACAAACATTGTCAGCACCGTCAGCAAACGCTCCACCTCCCTTAATATAATTTAAATCGGGTTTAACATACTTTCCTTTGTCATCTTTCCTAGCAGTCAATTGATGGGCTACTAATTGAAAAGCTACCTTATAGTCTATTGCGAAACGTTTACACTCAGTCATAAAATTACTTACATAAACATCGCCTCGCTCCCCATTAAGTGAATGGTAGATTTTGTTGTATGGGTCTATTGTAACAGTATCTACGTTTTCGTCTGTCTTTAACTCCTTAAAGCATTCCAGTATATTCTCAATAGTCCAAATGTCATCAGGGTAAACAATAAAGAAATGCTTATCTACAAAATCAATTGCAGTCAAGTACTCAGATTCACTCATCAGGTTGTTTGCATAGTGTGGGTCACAACTCTTTCCTATCAGCATCTCTATGATGTTATCGTAGAAGTCTGTTACAGGGACGTTCTCAGGACTAAACACTCCGTGCTTCCATCCATCAAAGTAACTCTTTAACGTCATTAACTGCTCCATAAACAAACTCTTTCCCTCGTTTTGGTATCCCGTCCAAATAGTCAGGTCTGTCTTTCTCCAAGTCCAAACGTCATCCACTCGTTTAATATGAGTAGTAGAACCTCTCTCTTTTCCGTTTCTGTATCCGTGCAACATTTCGTCTTTTACATCGGATGCTCTGTATATCTTCTTACTCATACAAATCTTTTAACTTCTTTGGTTTTTGCAGTCCGTTGTTTATTGGTTGTTTAGGTAAATGTGTCATAGTATTTAGTAGGGTGCTTTTCCAATTCTTTATTGGTTTATCGTACCCGTTCTTCCATCCGTTCTCTACCCAACTATCATATTTATTCTTTAGTGCATCCAAAGAGATAGACTCATCTTTACTCAATGCGTAAGCTTTAAAATCCTCAAACGCAGGTATATTATCTTTATCTTTATCTTTATCTTTATAGCTAGAGTTTTGCTTTAGCTTTGCTTTAGCATTGCTAGACTTTTGCTTACCTCCTTTTCTTCCTGCTAACTGCCTGACTTTCCGCTTATTAGAAAGCACATCAAACTGCTCATCTAAAAAACTAATGGTAACATTGTCGTTATTATCCACTTTTAAGATACCTAATTTAACTAACTCGTTTAGTTCTGTTTTAGCATCCCTAAATTTCTTTCCTAGCATTGCTTTAGTTATGCTACAATTCTGCACCCAGTAATAAGCACAAATATCAATATACAATCCTTTCAAGTGATAACTCTCTAGGCTTATCAATCCGTTTTGCCACTCTTGCGAAGTGAATCTAAAGTATGGTAGTTCTTTTGCCATAATAAAAAAAGCTAGAGCCTTTCGGGGTAGTGGTTTCCCTACTCAGCTACTAGCCTTGTTAATTTCATTTAATACCTGCCACTACTCAGGTTGGTACGGGCGTACCTATTACATAGACGTAAATTTAATCAAAAGGTTGCTTAATATCTAAACAAATTGCTTTCTATTTTCAACCAATCTGTTAAAAGCGTCCGAGTATCTTTCGCTCTCTTTCTTTATTTCTTTAAGGTAGTCGTAATCTGATTTATAGATCGTAACTCTTTTATAGTTCCTGTCATCTAGTTTAAGACTGTTTTCGTTGAAGTATAACATCTCATCTAGTGGATTTACCAAAAGTAGAAAGTAGTCATCTTCTTTATACATATCGAAAACCTTAATGTAATGAAAACAAGTAGCGTGATTCTTGTCTAGCATATCTCCTATCTTTTGAAATGCTATTCCGTAGCTTCTCAGGTACTTAGTAAGGAACGCTCTTTTATAGACTAGTTCTCGCTTTCTACTTTTACTTCTTAAGTCGTACTCTTCTATTATCTGTAATGCTTTTTCTATCTCGTTATTCATAGCGTTTTAAATTAGGGGAGAGTTAACCCCTCCCCGTAGTTACTAAAATGGTAGTCCGTCCCCGTCATCTTCTTTAGAGATTCCCTCGATTGATTGAGCGTCAGGCTTCCAAGTGTCGACCGTAATAGATACGTCTTTGCCGTACTGGTCTGCTTGATCTTTTACGTTGATATTAACCTTTACGTAAGTCTTCCCGTTATACTCGAAAGTATGCTCTTTAGGAATGTCTGATAAGCATAGGCTACTCTTTAGCCAGTTATCCTTTTGCTTTTTACCGTTACCGATGTAGATTGTTTTTTGCTCTGTCATAGCTTCATTAATTTGATATTATTTCTGAGTCTTTTACTATCTCCATACACTTCAACTACGGCTCTCAGTTTTCCGAAGTTGTTGCGTTCCTTTAATAACTTTTTAGCTTTTACTTTTCCAATACCTTTTACTCCTTTTATGTTGTCGCTCGTATCGCCTATTAAGAGCATCTCTAAGAGCATTTCGCGACCCTCTTGGGGTGTAGTATAAGAAAAGCCACGAAAGTCCGTTAGAACGTTTCCCTGTTCGTCTTCGCCTATCTTCTTTTTGTAGTAGTCGAAATGACAAGTGGGTATTTGCTTTAGGTCTTTGTCAATACTCGCAACTATTGGGTAGTGTTGTTCTATCACTTCTACGGCTTCTGCTATTAAATCGTCAGCTTCTAGAGTGTCGGAGTATTTAACATTCTCCCCTTCTGATTCCAGTACACTAATTACATACCATTTAAAGTGTTTAACTATTTCAGTTAACGGAGTCTTCTCACGGTTTGCTTTGTACGTTGGGTCTATCTCATAACGAAAGTTATTAGAGCAAGTCGAAAAGAAGTGAATAGTATAATCAATTACAAAGTTATCCTCTTCTATGGTATTAACTATCTCTCTAACTTGTGTATGGTAGTCTTCATACATAACCTCGAAGTCTTGTTCTTCTTGGTGGTAGTGCGCTACTTTAAATAGTATGCTATCCGCATCTAATAAAAGGCACTTGTTACGTTCTGAAAGGAAACCTTCTAGGAGGTCACGTCTTACCGCATCCTCCTTAGAAAGTTTAATGTAGCCTTTCAAGTAATTTAATTCCTCTTGTAACTTCATTACGCTAGTTGTTTAAGTTGATCAGGAGTCAAAGTAAAGTTACTCTTTAAAGACTCCGCATCGTAGTTACCTTCTTTAATTGCGTTAAGCGACTTTTGGAAACGCTCATCTGTTAAGGTAGGCTTTCCTTTTGGTTTAGGTTGCCCTTGTGCATCTGTATCCTTATCGGTAACAATACCCAAAGCACTAGACAAAGTATAACGTCTAAAGTAGGTCAAGGCACTACCGTATGACTGATAAATGTTCATACCTCGTAACTCTTGAACTGGTATGTCTGCACGTGATGCTCTCCACTCTCCACTCTCTACGTGAAAGATAGTAGTAACTAAAGCACCTCCGTCTAGTTCCTGCGTGAATCCTAAACCGTGCTTTTTAAGTAGTGGATTGATCACTTCAAAGATAGTCGGCAAGTCTGCATAGGAGTAGTTATGTCCTTTCGTGCCTTTGTGAATTACTGGGCATTCTTGCTGAAAGTCTGCCAACGCTTTAAATAGTGTTTTGCTTTGTGGGATTACGTCCACGATTTCTGCATTTTTCATAGCTTATTATTTATTGAATTTAAGTTTATTACTTTCTCTATGAGCGTTTATAAATACCTCGTTAAAGGTTGCCTCGCTCTCAGGCTTTACGGTTTTAGATACTCGAATAGGTTGTTTAGTTGGTGTATATTCGTTATCTGTTTGCTTACCTCTCATTCTCTCGGGGAGAACTGCGTATAAAAATTGCTTACTTATTTTCATCTTTCTTCGTTTAATCGTTCTACTTCGTTTTCTATTTGGTTGTTTATCTCACGGGTTAACTCATCCGATAAACCTAACTCATTAAGTGAAGAGTCAAATATACTAACATTGTCAGCTTCCCACTTAGATACTTGCTCCCATATCACTATACCGTGTGGGGTTACATCTTTCTCATACTGGTAATGCTCCTCCTCTAAGATAAAGTCTACTACTGCGATAGTTTCAAAGTCCTCATTCTTTAATGAGATTTCTCCGAGTTGTTCCCAAGTGCTAACCTGACCTTGTACTAGTTCCTCTCCGTTAATGTAAAAGAAGTTAAGAGGATTAGCATTTGATAACTTAGCCTTTTCTAATACGGCGTAATCGTAAGACTCGTAACAACCTACTATCCTATCGTGATAGCCTCCGTTACTCTTTGCTCGTTCTGTTAAAATGTAAATTTTCATAGTTTTGTTTTTTAATTATGGTGTAAAGATACATAAGTTTTCGACAATTCCAAACTTTATCAACAAAAATATTAAATTATTTTGAATCGCGATATGCAATAAAAAAAGACGCACCCCTAGAGATACGCCTTTAAACTATGAAAAAAGATTGATGCGTAAATATACTTATTTAATTCCGTTTACTAGCTTATATTGGATATAATCTTGATAAGTTTTATTGTTTACTTTGAATTGAGTCCTGCACTCTTTTCTATCCGAGCATTGTAGATAGTGTTGGATAGTACCAGTAGCAGTTGTATACATACTCTTATAGTGTGGTAAGTTTCCGCACTCTGGACAATGAAACTTAGTTTCTCCACGTAATACCGCATACTGCATATTAGGCTTAACGTAAGGACGTAGCTTATTAAATACTGCTTCAAGGCTTACTATATCCCCATCTCCGTAGTAAAGTAAATGGTCTAAAGCGTCTTTGTCTTTATGATATACCACGTTAACCCAAGTATCTATACCTCCTGCATCTTTCTTTGCTTCGAGTCCGTAGTAGTCACAAACGTTCTTTAGTGAGTAGCTAGGTAGGTTTAAATACTTCTTAGCTAGTTTGTAGGTATCTATCTCGTTTAAGGTATGAGGAAAGTCTAAGCCGTGGTAAATTGCTCTAGTCCTGAGCCAAGGAGTATCGAATCTCTTACCGTTATGTGTGATCACTTCGTCCGCTTTGCGTAGTTCCTTAATAAACTTCTTTAGTAAGGATTTATCACATTGTTTATTTAATCCCCAGTCAAGGTTATGTACTTGTTCCTCGCCTTCCCACTTCCAATGTATAGAGATAATCTGAGCGTGTTTAGTTATTTGGTGCGGGTGTATTGTTTGGTTCCATCCCGCCCTCCAAAAATGTCCTTGACAAAAGCTAGTTTCTATATCGTAGAAGAGTCTTTTATGTTTCATCGTGTAGGTATATTTTTAAACGCTCCTATAATAGTTAGAATAGGTTGTAATACATAACCTACTACAATACCTATAAGCAACCATAGCCACCA